CAAGTCTGACGTTATTCAGTGGCTGATCGAGGAGCTACAGGCTCGACGCATTGTCGGCCTGCACCGCTACAGCGAACCGCTGAACCCTGAGAACAAGCGAGACAACCTGCGCGACGCACTGGAGGAGGCCCTAGACCTCGCCGCGTACTTGCGCAATGAGATCGTCAAGCGAGACGCACTGGAGGCCGAGAACAAGCGACTGCGAGCGGCAATCAAGATCCATCACGATCTAGGCCTGTGGTCGTCCGAACGCGAGGTTTGCCCGGAGTGCCGGGAGACGCTTGAGCCAGATAAAGATCTTTAGAGTGACCAAGCAGACAGTGGCATGGAGTAGATTTCCGTGCCCCGAATGCTCGGTACCTTCAGCGATCCACGAAGATATCGAATCAATGGTGCAGTTGCTGGCGCATGGAGAGATCGATCTTCTCTGCTGGCTCCATGAATGGGAACTGCGATGGGGTAAACCGGTCCTCTGGGAAGTCCTCTGTCAGTTCCACGACTCCCACATGCCACCTCAGGCTGGGTCGATCAAATGCTGATGGTCGGTAGCACTCGCCTCGCGCAAGAAGTCCACGCCGCGTGGCGTGATGGCATGCTGGAACAGGGTCGAGAGGTCGCAGCGGAACGCATGGATTGGGAGACGCTGAGCGAACAGGACAAGGCGCTCGATCGCTACATTGGCCAACGACTCGCAAAGCTCCTGACCGACGCGCTGGGCGCGGCTTGACCGACATAAGTGCCGTTAGCGCAGCTAAGGGCGCGGGTGCCCAACGTCCCTTGACGGTAGCTGCAATGTCACTTAGGATTCTCGGCACGGGCCGCTGCATGCCTTCAGACCTTGAAGCATGGGACTTGATACGGCGAGTGCTAGAGCATGCAGGCTGGAAAGTGCTTGAATGCGCGTTCTGCGCGACGCACAACGGTCCGCATACGCAAGGCGTAGTGCGCCAGCCTGGCTGCATAGCCGTCGTGCCAGCGCTGTATACGTGCTCTGATCCGACGATGGGAGGCGAGTGAGTGGCAGCAGTAGACAAGGTGCAAGCTGGCGCGGCGTTGCTTGACGACCTCGGTCCTGAGCAGTGGTGGACGAAGCTCGACGCGGCTAACCTTGAGATCAGTTCATGTGTTCGCTGTGTGCTCGGCCAGTTGTACGGCACGTACAGCGTTGGCTTGGATGGCGTCGGCATTAGCACGAACGACGCGCGACTGTACGGCTTCACGGCTGGCGACAGCGATATCAATGAGCGCTGGCGAGAGGAAATTGCACGCCGGAGGCTTGCCGCCGTACCTGTGTGATGTGCTCGGGAGCGGAGAAAGCAAAGGAGTTTGCCTACCAGAGCTTCGCTTCCGGGCACAAAGCGAAGCCCCCGACCGAACTCGCAGGCGGGGGCTTCGGTGACAGCGGCGCGCACACCGCCCTCAAAGAGAGTTTACACTAGCGGGTCGTCTTTGAGAAGCACCTCGAACGGCTCGATGCGTTCCTCTTGGTCAGCAGTCCAAGCGAGAGGGACGTAGCCGCGCGACACGCGCTCTGAGTGAGACTCTTTGAGCGACGAGTGATCGGGTGTTACGTGGACGGTAATACGCGAGCAGTGCTGGACGTTAGCAAGCCACGTATTGAGGTGAGCGACGACAGCTTGAGCAGGTGGGTTGAGGTCAGCGTCGAGCGACCACTCAAGCTCGATACGAACGCGGCTCATGAGTGCAGTGAAGGCGAGTGGGGAGCCTTCGGCTTTCCGCAGTTGCAAGTAGCGACAGTGCGCTGCGAGGCTGGGACGTTGCTCAAGCGAGCAGTGCGTACAGCAGTAACGGCTTTAGCTGCGTAGTCAGCGAAGGAGCCGGGCGCATGAGCTTTGATGGCTTGGGCAATGATGCCAACGGCTGCTCGGATTTGAGCGTCCTCGGCAAGACCGCCGCGAAAGCCCTGAATGCTGAACTCGTAACGAGCGAGTCCCGCGAGGTAGTCGAACTGGCTGCTGTTCATGATCAGTACTATAGCGCATCATAGCGCGAGTGTAAAGCGGTTTACGCGGCAGTTTTCGGGCAATTTCAGAAGTACATGCCGAAGCGCTGCTCGACTCTGACGATCTTCCAGCCAGGCTCGTAGTCACGAGCAAGCTCAACGCCTGCGAGCGCTGCAGCTTCGACGCTGTCTTTGGCGTCAACGTCAACTTCTTCGGTGCAGCCGAACTTTGCCCAGGTAGCGAATACGGTGTAGCGGCTCATGAGAGTTTGCTCCAGCGCTCAAGCGTTTCGAGCAGTTGAGACATGCTCTGCTCAAAGCGGATAACGCGCTCTGCGTAACGAGCGCGCTGCTCGTCGTCAGTTGAGCCAATAACGAGGTCGCCGGTCTTGCTAAGGCGAGCGATGAGGGCTGCTGTTCGGTCGTTCATGAGTTGGCATCCTTGACGGCTTCGGTAATGCACTGTTCGCAAAGAACTTCAGTCGTCCCGCAAGCGCCATCGCACATTGCGTAGAGAGCGACGGTTTCAGTTGGGGTGTAATCAACGTGTCGGCACTGAAGGGTCATGGTGTCGAAGCCGGTCTGCATCGGAAGACCGCAGCACTCTTGCGCGTGCCACCCGTTGATCCAGGCTTGTCGCTGGCTGACTGCTTTGCTCTTGCTCACGTAGTCACTATAGCGCACTCTACATCGCGTGTAAAGCACTTTAGCTGCGAGTTTTGAAATTGGTTTAGACTTGGAAACCGACTCTAGGAAACTATGACGCGCTCAACAAGTGTTCACCCCGACAAAGACCGGCAAGCGCTCGAACTCAGAAAAGCAGGAGCCGGCTACGAGCAGATCGCTCGTACGATGGGCTACGCCAACAAGGGCGGCGCGCATAAAGCCGTTATGCGAGCGTTACGCGAAAGCATCGAGAGGCGTAACGAACTCGCTGCAGACGTGCGCGAGCTTGAGCTTCAACGTCTGGACGAGATGATGCTCGGCTTATGGCCGGAAGCGCGCAAAGGCAAGTGGCTCGCTATCGACCGAGTGCTGCGCATCATGGAGCGGCGAGCGTGTTACCTGGGCCTCGACGCGCCGAAGAAGCAGGAGATCACTGGGGCTGACGGTGGCCCGATTGAAATCGACAATCGCGTTATCCTGACGGAAGAGCAACGTGCCGAACGCATCCTTGCCATCGTTGAGCGTGCCAGAGAGCGATCTGATTTTATTGCTCTCCCAGCCGGACCCGATCTGGCTTCCACAAACGGGACCACAAACGGACGCGTGGCTTAGCGAGGCAGACGAACTCTACTTCGGCGGACAGGCCGGCGGCGGCAAAACGGACTTGCTGCTAGGACTCGCTGTAACAGCGCACAAGCGCTCGATCATCTTCAGACGTAACTACACTCAGTTCAGAGGCGAAGAGGGCCTGTTGCAGCGCACAGCAAACGTGGTAGCCGATAGAGGCCACTTCGTCGGCAGGATCAACGGCTGGCGCTTAAAAGACGGTCGGACAATCGAGTTCGGCGCAGTCGAGACGCTGCAAGACCTCGGCAAGTGGCGTGGTCGGCCGCACGACTTGAAAGCGTTTGACGAGCTTCCGGAGTTCTTGGAGCAGCAGTATCTGTTCCTGGGAGGCTGGCTGCGCACGACTGACCCGAAGCAGCGAACGCGCATTGCAGGCGCAGGCAACCCGCCGTCAACAGTAGAAGGCGAGTGGGTGATTCGACGTTGGGCACCGTGGCTCGACGGTCAACACTCAAACCCCGCAAAGCCTGGCGAGCTTCGATGGTTTGCCCGCTTAGACGGTGAAGACACAGAGCTTGAGAGCGCAAAGCCGTTTACGCACAAAGGCGAGCTAGTAACTCCGAGAAGCCGAACGTTTATTCCGTCATCGCTCTCGCAAAACGTGTTTCTCGCAGGAGGCGATTACGCGGCGCAGCTTCAAAACTTGCCAGAGCCGCTTCGAAGCCAGCTTTTATATGGTGACTACTCAATCGGCAGACTTGACGACCCGTGGCAAGTCATCCCGACGAGTTGGGTAGAAGCAGCCATGCGGAGGTGGCATCCGGAGAACAAACCTGACGGCCCGGCGACTGCCGCAGGCCTGGACGTGGCAAGGGGCGGAACTGCGCAGAGCGTTCTCGCGCAGCGCTGGGGAAACTGGTTCGCCCCCTTGAGAAAAGTGCCAGGCAAGGATACGCCTTCAGGTGAAGAAGGCAGGCTCATGGTCATCGACGCTTCTGCTCAAGGCGGCAGCGTCAACGTAGACGTGATCGGCGTTGGCGCAGCAGTTGTCGATTTGTGCAGACAAGCGAGTTTGCCAGCAGTGCCGATCAACTTCGGCGCAGGCACCAAGCGCAGAGACAGAACGAACTTGCTGAGGTTCGTCAACGCGCGAGCGTTTGCTTACTGGAGCTTGCGGGAAGCTCTAGACCCAGAGAAGGGCGACAACGTGATGCTGCCGCCCGACTCTGAGTTGAAAGCTGATCTGTGCGCAGCCAGATGGGCGATGCAGGTCAACGGCATCAAGATCGAAGACAAAGACGACATTCAGAAGCGCTTGGGCCGAAGCCCTGACTGCGGCGACGCTGTTGTGCTCGCAGCAATGCCAGCGCTAACGGCTGGCGTCGCTTTCTACTGAGCGTAAAGGCGTAAAAGCTTTGCGTAAAGGCTTTACAGCTTCGGTGGCGTGAGTGCAGCCGCAGCGCTTCGGCAACTCGCGCAAAGACTTCCAGCAACTGCTGCGCGAGCTTTGAGTATGGCGTCGTTCGCGCGATCTAGCCGCTCTTGCAGCGCATCTCGCTCAGCTTCGGCTCGTGAGCGAGCAGTCTCTACGTCGCCAGCGACGAACTGCTTGCGCCGCGCTCGGTACGCGCGCTGCTTCTCTGCGTTGCTTGAATACTTCCGAGTAACGTTACCTTCCACGCAGTAACGTTACCACAACTCGAAAAGTAACGTTACCAATCAAGGCGTAACGTTACGGACATTGGAGGCCGAATGGCGAACCCGCTGACAAAACTGCTCGACGGATTCGTGCATCCGAGCCGACGCGCAGAGGTAAAGTTCTCGCCGGCTGACCCGACTGTCAACTGGCAGTACATCAACCACCTTGTGTACACGGCCAACACGGACGGCAACTACGGGCGTGGCGACGCGAACTCAGCAGTGTTTGCCTGCTTGCTCGCGCTGAGTCTCGGCGGAATCGAGCCGCCGCTCATGACGTATCGCAAAGACACCGCGCATGGTGGCGAGCTTGAGCCGCAGCCGGACCATCCGATGCAGGCGTTTCTTGACGATCCGAACCCCGACCTCGACATGCTGGAATTGCGGTTCTGGACGATCTGGGCACGGCATGCTGATGGCAATGCGTATTTGCTCAAGGAGCGCACTGGAAACAGCACAGCCGGGCTTCCTGTGCGTCTGTGGCCCATAAACCCGATGAAGATGCGACCATACACTGAGCCGGGCGACTTCATCACGTCGTACGAGTACGACAAGCCACAGGGCGGCAAAGAGTACATCCCGAAAGAGAACATCTTGCACTTCAAAGTTGGCGTCGATCCGCTCGACCCACGTAAAGGGCTTTCGCCTCTGCATCGACTGATTCGAGAGATCGGCTCAGACGCAGAAGCGACGAAGTTCATGGATGCGCTGCTGCGCAACTTCGGCATTCCTGGCTTGGTCGCTCAGCTTCCGCAAGAAGCAGTGCTGTCGCCAGATCAGATTACCGAAATGAAGACGCGGCTGAGCCAGGAGTTCGGCAACGAGCGCAGAGGCAACGTCGGCATCTTGACTGGCGGCGCGACGATGGAGCAGTTCGGCTTCTCGCCGGACCAACTCAACGTTAAAGTGTTGCACGACTTCCCTGAGACGCGCATCTGCGCAGTTATGGGGGTTGATCCGCTGGTAGCTCGACTCGGCGTCGGCCTTGAGCAGACGAGCAACTACGCGTCAGCCAAGCAGGTGCGAGAGAACTTCACCGAGCTAACGCTGGGGCCGATGTGGCGTATGGACGAAGCGAAATGGAATCGAAGCATTACGCCCGACTTTACGTCTGACAAAGCCATCGTCATCAAGCACGACCTGACGGAAGTGCGAGCGCTGCAAGAAGACGAGAACTCTCGGCATCAGCGCATTCGAGAGGACTTCCTCGCTGGCATGTTGACCAGAGAAACGGCTTTACGTGAGCTAGGCTACGACGCTGAACTCAAGCCGGACGACACGCTGTTCATCCCGCGCGGCGGCGCGTTCGTCGCCGTCAAAGACTCGCTCAACGTGTCGAACGCTGGCGCGATTCCGACTGAGCCAGGAGGCGCGCCACCACCTCCGGCAGTACCGCGCGGTAACGCTCCGCCATTGCCGCCTGCGAAGTCGATGGACGCGTTTGCTGACGTGGTGCAAGCAGTCGTAGACAAAGCGGCGCAAGACTTCGAGAAGGACCTGCAGAAGCTACAGGACGCGCAGAAGCGGCGTGTTCAGCGCGCGATGACGAACAGCTAACCGAACTCGTTGCTGCAGTGCGGGACAGGGTAGGGCCAGAAGAAGCCCCAGAGCCACAGAAACCTACGAGTGAGTCTCAGCAAGAGCGAGCGTAATAAGTGCAGTGGCGACATAAATAGCCGTTTCGACTGTACGGCCTGACGCGGCTGAAAATGCAGCTAAGCCCCCGCAGAAGGCGATGCCGATGTAGACGAGCGTCATACGGGGAATGGGAAGCCCTGCCAGCCGTACGCGTAGGCAAGCAACGCAAACAGCGTGAGCAGCACGAGCGTGCTCAAGACGAAGGTGCCGGTCATCGGTACTCCTGTTCAGCGCACTGAGCGCAGTATCGGGGATCGCACTTGAGGCGATCTCGCTTGGCGGCTTGCTGATCGAGCACCAGCAAGAACGCGCGTGAAGCGCGTGGCCCATAACGGGCTTTGCGCTTCGCGCGTTCACGACGAGTAGCTTTGTCCATCATGAGATTGCCTGCTGTGGGCTATTGCGCCATTCGCGGTTGCCGTAGTAGACGGCGACTTTGCGAGTCGCAGCAGCTTCAGCAGCTTCGCGAGTCATGCCGTAGCCGTAAATGCGGCCGGTTGTGTCTGAGAGAAGAACAGTCGTCGTGAACTGGCCGATGTGGTTCTTGCGAGTGGTGCGGCTGGTTTCCATGTGCTTACTATAAGCTCCCTGCTCAGTGCTTTGCAATACTCTAGACTAGCGATCTCGGACCAATTTGGAATGAGCGCACGAGCTTCGGCTTGACTTCCCACTCGACGCGATTGGCGAGGTGTAGCTCGGCAAAGCGCTGGGCGCGAGCGCGACGCACAGAACGCATGTCACGCGAGCGCAACTCAGTCTGTCTGGCCGAAGCACGAGCGTAAGCGCGTTCGGCTTGCTCAAGCGTTGGCTTCATGGCTGCTCAGCAAAGTGAAGCGCGACGCTGAGTGCGCTACTTGTGGCGTTCATCTGCTCGACAGCCGCAGCGTACTTAGCGGCATGTTGTGAAACGAAGTCAACGGCTGGCCGGTACTCAGAGTCCTGCAAGCGCTCAAGCTCGCGGGTCGCAGTGCGAATCAACTGTTCGAGCGCGTCAGCAGCGCTCTCGTGCTGGCGGTCGAACTGAAAACGGATGCCTGCGGTGATGTGTACGGCGCTCATGAGTTTCTGCTCCTGTCGAAGTTCTGCCCAGGTGGCGTAAGTCTCGTAACGGCGATTGAGTTCGATTTCAGCTTCTGCTCGGCGGCGCGAGTCAGACGGCAGCGAGAGAATCAAGTTTTCGAGTTGCGCGTTGTTGAGCTTGTCGTAGTTCATCAGTTGGCCCTCTCTGCGGCTCGCTTGCAAGCTTCGCAAGTAATCTCAGAAGTGACTTTGCTCAGGAGAAGCCGACCGATGAAGCGGTGGCATCCGGTGTATGCCGACTTGGCTGGGGCGAAGTGGACGACTACGTGCTTGTGGATGCTGAGTCCCTGGCTCTTGCTGCTCTTGCTCACAACCTCAATATAAGCCATCTGCTCACGCTTGTAAAGTACTTTAGGCACCAATATGGAGACGAGTTTTGCTGGTTCTCAAGCGCCGGCGTGGGCAGGCTATTCAAGTCGGGCCTGATATCGTCATCACGGTTATTGGGATCGAAGCAGGCTCAGTCGTCCTTGGCGTGAGCGCGCCACCGCACCAGCACATCAGTCGCTATCGCGTCGAGCCGCCGGAAGGAACTGAGCGGCCTGTATCCGACCAGAACGCTCAGGAAAGGACTACCTAATGGCTGACCAGATGTTCGAAAAGGGCAGAGAGGGCTTTCTCGGCGGGACGCTC